GTCTCTTACCTACAGTGAGTAAGTTTCACTGTGCCGGTGCGCTCGATGTAGACACTGGCGATGAGTACTGGTTTCGTCCAGAGGAGTTTAAGTCTTTCTTAGACCTTCTAGACAAAGCTGATACTATAATAGCACACAATGCCTATGGTTACGATATTCCCGCTTTGGACATATTATCTAAAACACTCTTGGGTGTTGGATGGTATCCTAAAGCTTCAGTACAATGTACTAAGGTAATGTCACAACTACTTAACTACAGACGCTTCGGCTTCGGTCATTCCCTAAAACAATGGGGCGTGGCTTTCGGAGACCAGAAGGGTGACTATACTGGTGGTTGGGAAGAGTTCAATGAGGATATGTTTACATACATGAAACAAGATGTTCGTCTTGGTACTCGTGTTTATAAAGCATTGATGCAAGAAGTAAAGAACTATGTGACAGCTAGTAACTCTAAAACAATTCTACGGGCTTTACGCTCTGAGATGAAGATGGATGAGATAATGGTTAAGCAAAGTCGTAATGGCTGGTTGTTTAACAAAGAAGAAGCTATTTCCCTTATGGGTGATATAGAAGATAAAATGAAAGCCACAGAAGATTTCATTAATCCGAAACTACCCCCACGAATTAAAAGGACAGATGGAAATGAAAACACGAAAAAACCGGCTTTCACGAAAGCAGGAAAACCACTTGCATGGATGCGTAATTGGTTTCAGCTTGGCGATGAGTGCACTGTTGATGCTTGCCCTGTCTGGGGCGAGTTCTCTAGACTTGAATTTATTGATGGCGATGTGGGCAACACTGACACTGTTAAGAGGCTGTTATATACTCTTGGATGGGTACCTGACGAATGGAACTGGAAGAAAATAAACGGACAGTTCATCAAGACAGGCGCTAAACTATCTGATAGCTCTTTAGAGAAGCTAGGTGAAGTAGGTCAAGCACTAATGGAATACTATACTTTAAGGTCTAGACTGTCTATTATGAAAGGTTGGTTTGACCACATAGACGACAACTCAAGACTACACGGTGATGTATTTAATATTGGTACACCTACATTCAGACAGACTCACAAGATTATTGCTAACTTACCTTCTGGTAAAGCGGCATATGGTAAGGAGATACGTGAATTGTTTATAGCTAAAGAAGGCTATACACTAGTATCTGCTGACTCTGCGGGTTGTCAGTTAAGACTTCTTGCTCACTACATGGGAGATTCAAGCTATACTAAAGAAGTTCTTGAAGGTGATATTCACCAGAAGAACGCAGACATTCTTGGTAGCTCTCGTGCTGATGCTAAACCTTTTATCTTCGCATACCTATACGGTGCTGGAGGTAAGAAGCTAGGCTCTATCTTAGGTGTCTCTGATGCTCAAGGTAATAAGCTAAAGAAGAAGTTCACAGCGGCTTTCCCTGCATTGGGTAAGCTAATATCTAAAGTAGAGAACATATCAGAGAACTCTGGATTCATTCCGGGCTTAGATGATAGGCCTATCTATGTAGACAGTAAGCACAAGGCTCTTAATTACCTTATTCAAGGTGCAGAGGCTGTGGTTATGAAGGCTACTGTAATTATGATTGATGAGAAGTTAACAGCGGCGGGGATAGATTACTCCCACCTGTTATTCTACCATGACGAGCATACAGTAGAAGTAAGAGAAGACCAAGCGGAACAGGCTCGTGATATCATCATGGAATGTTTCAGAGAAGCTCCAAAGCAATACGGAGTTAACATTATGGATTGTGGAGATTGTGTCATTGGTGACAACTTCTTCGCTGTACACTAACTAAAGGAAATACTATGGAAAAATTAATTAATAACCACGTTGTCTTTGCTATTGATACTGGACATGACTTGCATGAACATGCTAAGTTTGTTCGTTACTTAGACACTAAAAGTGTTCTTTATCCGTTACGTTATCAACCTAAGTTATGTGTTGGTGCTTGGGATAATCAAGTAGAATACTCATTTATGATGGACTACAATGACTACTATGAGTGGGTACACAACTCTGGTTGGGTAGACCGTCAGGAGTGCATTATGATTATGAACCCGGTTAACCCTCGTCACACTACTCGTTATCAAGCTACTTTTAGAACTCGCTTTGATTGGGAAGAAGATGATTATGCAGGTGAATTAATTGTTAAAGACTTCTCTGAAATCCTTCGTGATAGAGACGAGAACTTTACTGCCGTCATGGGTACAAACCAATTCTATGTACTAAAATGATTAACAAAGAAATACAAAACAGGATTAGGCTGTCAGTAGCGGCCTTTTCCTACGAATATCAAAGTGACTCCATTATGTCTGATGCTGAGTTCGATGAATTATCTAGACGAATAAACCCTGAAGTAGAAACAGGGAATGAAGTTATGGATAGGTTCTTTAGAGAACAATTCGAACCAGACACAGGCATGTGGATACAACGTCACCCTGACCTAAGAGGGTTAGAGTTAATCTACAATAAGTATTATAAAGGATTTTAACATGATAATAGAAGTAGGAAAAACATACAACGTGTCTAACAAGAATAAGAAGACAGTTGTAGAAGTCGAAATGTATCGACACAAAGAAGAAAGCTTAAAAGGCGTTAACACAGAGATTATCTGGAGAACAGGTGATTTCACTATTGAAATAACAAGTGAAGAAGAAGCAGAGTCATTGCAGGATATGCTTGACGGCGGTACTGAGTTCTGTACAGACTGCTTTGATACCTTCGAACTGGAATCTTGTTGGGACGGTTGTGGTGAGGACTTAGTGCCTTGGACTACTGCTTGGTCTTCAGGAGAGTTCGAAGACTTCTTAAACGAATACTATGATTCAGAATATGGTGGTTATGATTTCTTAATTGAAAGAGACTTTGAACCAATGGAATGTATCTGGTATATTGCTAACGGAATAACAGTAGAGGAGACTGTAATATGAATGAATCAATAGTAAAAGCGTTTGATGTATTTCACGCTAACATTAAATTCGGATTAGTGCCTCTTAGTAGTGAGATGACAGAACATCTTGCAGAACTAGAAGACACATTAATACGAGACAGAGTAGACTATACTGAGTCTGAACAAGAGTATCACTGGGGTGAGGGTTATGACTCAGGCTTTAGTGAAGGCTATGACAAAGGTACAGAAGAAGGCTATGACGAAGGCTATGAAGCTTGTGCTCAAGAAATAGACGACTTAAAAGATGAAATAGCAGAGTACAGAGAAATGGTCGATGACTTAAGAAAGGTAAACGTTTAATGTTCACAGTAGATAAAGAAGACGACAGCTTTGTAATCACTAGCTTAGATGGTAGTGGTTCTTTTGCTGATGTAGAAGTCATCATGGACGTTAACGAAGTATACTTAAGACAGTGGGATGAGAACTGGCAAGAGTATTCAGTCTTAATAATATCCCACCAACAATTAAACGACATTAGAACAGCAATAAGGGAAATATAATGAAAGAAGAAGAACTTATTAACATTGTATTAGATTATGTGGTTTACAACGGTTTATTAGGTTGTTTACCTTGTCAAGACGACGATGAAAGTAGTGGTGAAATTGCTTTAACCGCCGCTTTAGCTCTTAAAGAATTAAGAAAGGACATATAATATGGATTCAAAAGAATTTCAACACGAGGTAGCTCGCTTCTTTGAAGAGGGAACTACAGAAGAAACACTCTTCCTTGGACTAGCGTCTGAGGTAGGGGAAGTAATGCAGTCTAGAGTAAAAGAAACCCGTAAGGGGCTAGAGTGCACCGCTGAGATAGCGGACGAGCTAGGAGATGTACTTTGGTATATCGCTACTATAGCGCAGTCTAGAGGATACTCTCTGGGCGACATTATGCAAGATGTCGTAGACAAATTAACTGTTCGTTCTTACGATGCACATGGGTTTTATACCCAAGGACCACGCTAAACCCCTTAAAAATAAGAGTAAAAATAGGGCGGAATAATGACCAAAGGGTCTCCCTAGTTTAGGGATTAACTAAAGGAATATTTAATGACATTAGCTATTATTGATGGTGATGTTCTCCTGTATATGAGTATATGGGGTTCGGATACCTTAGAACAAGGAAAGACTAAATTTAATACTACATTTAAAGATATTACTAACAGCTTATTTACTGAAGACTACGTTATGGCTATGGGTGGCCCTGACAACTATCGTATCGACTTATACTCAGAATATAAACGTTCTGCTAGTCGTGTGAAGTCGAAATCTACTAAACCTGATTGGTTTGATGATTTGAAGTCTTGGACTACAGAAGCTTATGATGGCTGTATTATTACAGACAATTGTGAAGCTGATGATATGGTCCGTGTATGGGCGGTAGAAGCCGCTAAAGCTGATATCCAACATTGTGTAGTAACAATCGATAAAGACTTAGACTGTATACCGGGTAATCACTATAACCCTCGTACTAAAGTTATTTATCAAATAGACCAAGAATGGGCTGACTACTTTTACTGGAAACAATTATTAATGGGTGATTCTGTTGATAACATTCCCGGTATATCTGGTATAGGACCAAAGAAAGCAGAGAAGATATTAGAAGGTGCTTCTACTAAAGAAGAACGTGTTAATAGAATCTGTCGAGAATATGAAAACGCTTACGGAAACGAAGGCTTTGACTCGATGTTACTAAACGGTAAACTGCTACATATATGGAGGCATATTAATGACCACTTCAGTATCAAAAAAGAAGTATACGAAGCCGCTATTAAAGGCTGAGTTGGGTCACTGGAAGACTAAGGTAAAGATAAACCCTAGTAAAGCTTTCGGTTTCCTATACTGTATACACAATAAAGAAACAGACCAATATTACTGGGGTAAGAAACAATTCTTCCACGGTGGTAAAAAGAAATCAAAGACTTACGGTAAAGAAATGACTTGGAGAACCTATACAGGCTCTTCTGTCCACTTAAAGAAAGACATAGCACTAATCGGTCATGACCAGTTTACATTTGAAATAGTAGACGTATACAAGACTAAAGGTGGGCTATATCATGCAGAGGCTTATTGCCAGATGGTATCAGAATCAATGACTGAATACTTAGCTGACAAAAAGACCCCTCGATTCTATAATAGACAGATAGCGGCTATTAGGTTTGTTCCTAAAGAAGCCGTTACCAAAAAGACTCGTGAGTATATCAAGGAACTAATGACTAAATATTAGGAGATATAATGGGTAGAATAGTAACTAAAAATCAACCATGTAAAGCCTGTGGAAGCTCCGATGCTCTACAGATTTATGAAGATGGTTCAACGTTCTGCTTTTCATGTAGAACATCACAACAAGGCAATAAAGAGGAGAAGCCAATGACTACGACTAATGACGATGGGTTCTCCGCAGTAGATACGTGGGGGCCAAGCTTAGATGAAGTCCAGAGAGACTTTCAATCTAGAGGTTTCAGAGAAAGAAACGTATTTAAACAAGTATCAGAACACTACGGTGTTAAGGTAGGCTATGACTTAGATGGTGTGATTGATAGTCACTACTATCCTTATCATATAGACAACGAACTATCAGGCTACAAAGTAAGACAACTACCAAAGAAGTTTACTTCTATCGGTAAAGTCAGAGGTGGCTTATTCGGACAACAACTCTATAACGGCGGTAAACGATTAGTTATAACAGAGGGTGAGCTTGACGCTATGGCTGTACAATCAGCATGGTATAAACGTTACAAGACATTCTATCCTGTTGTATCTGTTCGTTCTGCTTCTTCGCTAAAAGACTTAGTAGAAGAAAGAGACTGGATTAGAAACTTCGATGAAGTAATCTTATGGTTTGATGGTGATGATGCTGGTCGTGAAGCAACGAAAGAAGCGGCTCGTATTATCGGTTATGATAAAGTTAAGATAGCTAAATCAACTGAGAAAGATGCATCAGACTTATGGATTAAAGAACCTGATAAAGTTCTTACTTCTGTATATGATGCTACAGATTACACACCCGCAGGTATTCTAACTAAAGAAGATTTGTGGACACAACTAGAAACTTACAACGACTTAGAATCAGTACCTTATCCTGAGAGTATGACTGGTCTCAATGCTAAACTTAAAGGCATGAGAGGCGGTGAGATTACTCTATGGACATCAGGCACTGGCTCTGGTAAATCAACACTACTTCGAGAGATAGCAGTACACTTGTTAGATGAAACAGAAGACAAGATAGGTATTGTTTCCCTCGAAGAATCACCCGCAGAAACTGCCCGTAAGATGGCAGGGATGGCATTAAATCGAAACCCAGCGGCAGAGGAGATTCCGTTAGATGAACTTAAAATCGGTTACGACCAACTTTTCGGTACTGATAGGGTACTTGTATTGGACCACCAAGGTAGTATTAGCGACGGTTCTATTATGGACTTCCTTGAGTATATGTGCCTTTCTGGTGCTAAGTATGTCTTTGTTGACCATATTACAATCTTGGCTTCAGAAGGTGCTGAAGGGCTTACAGGCAACGAAGCCATAGATAAGATAATGAATGACTTACTACGTCTAGCTAAGAAGTACAATGTATGGATTGGCTTAATCTCACACTTGAGAAAGACAGACAACAAGGGTAGGTCATTTGAAGAAGGTAAACTACCTAGCATGGACGACATCCGTGGTTCAGGTTCAATTAAACAAATCAGCATGGACATCATAGCCTTTGCTAGAGATTCAGGAAGTGCAGATGAAATTGAAAGAAACACAATTAAAACAAAAGTCCTCAAATGTCGTTATACTGGTCTTACAGGCCCATCAGGAACATTGCTTTATAACTTTCCAACTGGTAGACTCTCTAAGGGAAACGACTACGAAGAAGGCGGAGAAGACGATGCTGGGACACAATTCCAAAGGGTGTAAACAAAATGAACATGACTGACAACGAACTAATCTATGTATCTGTAATCTTACAACTGTTGTATGATGGAAAAGCAGATACCTCACCCTTATCACCTACGATAAGGAGTTTCTTACAGGGTATTATTGACGAGTACGAAGAAGACCCGACAGACCCTATGAACAAACAGCTTTACTATGCGTGTAACACGATGTTAGAATCAAATATAAAGGATTATCACTAATGTTAAATAAACAAAAGATGGATGACTACTTTGAGAGCTTTATCTCAGTAGCTATCAAGAATAAAGACCACCTAGAAATATTCTTAGGTCAAGTAGACACTATGTCAGTTGAAGACAAAGAGTACTTACGTGACTTATGGGACATCGATGCAGGTGTTGAAGAAGTATTAAATGAAGAAGATATCCTAGACATGGATAAAGACGAATTAGAAGACTATGCGTTGGAAGAGTTTGACGTAGACTTAGATAAGCGTCACAATATAGCAACATTAATTGAAGAAGTAATTGAACTTAAAGAACAAAAGGAAGACTAACTATGAACGCATACGAATCATTCATCCATCTTTCTCGCTACTCAAGGTATCTAGACACAGAGAATCGTCGTGAGACTTGGGAGGAGACTGTAGACCGTCTGATTGGTTTCTGGAAGAACCAAATAAGCGATAACGTATTAACTAAGGATGAATTTAAACAGTTACGCTCTGCTGTATTAAACAGAGAAGTAATGCCATCAATGAGAGCTATGTGGAGTGCTGGAGAAGCATTAGCACAGAACCCTTTCCGTGGCTACAACTGTAGCTTTAAGCAAGTAAACCACCCACGAGTGTTTGACGAGATACTATATATCTTAATGTCTGGTACTGGTGTTGGTTTCTCTTGTGAGACTGCAGAAGTAAACAAACTACCGATTGTTAATGACAACTTCGTAAAGACTGACCGTGTCATCACTGTTGAAGATAGTGCTGAAGGTTGGGCTAAAGCTTTACGTAAGTTAATCGCTGACTTGTACTTAGGTAACATACATCAGTGGGATTACTCTAAAGTACGTCCAGAAGGCGCAAGACTAAAGACTATGGGTGGTAGGGCTTCTGGTCCGGGTCCACTTATGGAACTATTCGACTTTGTCACTATGACATTTAATAAAGCGGGTGGGCGTAAATTACGACCTATCGAAGTACATGACTTAGTATGTAAGATTGCTGAAGTTGTAGTCGTTGGAGGCGTTAGACGCTCTGCACTCATCTCAGTATCAGACCTATTAGACCCAGAAGTACGTGACTGTAAGTCAGGCGCTTGGTGGGAACGTGATGCACAACGAGCATTAGCTAACAACTCTGCCGCTTATGATAGCAAGCCTTCTATGGCTGTATTCATGGACGAATGGGTTTCACTAATGAAATCTGGTTCAGGTGAACGGGGTATCTACTCTAGATATGGCGCTCATGCATTAGCACCAGCACGTCGTAATGCTGAATTAATTAAAGGTACAAATCCTTGTGCTGAGATTCAGTTACGTGACGGTCAGCTATGTAACCTATCAGAGGTTGTATGTCGTGTAGATGATACAGAAGAAGACTTAGCTCGTAAGATTAAGTTAGCTACTATATTAGGTACACTACAGGCTTCGCTTACAGACTTTAAATATGTACGTAAAGTATGGCAGAAGAACTGTGAAGAAGAGCGTCTATTAGGCGTGTCCTTAACAGGTATTCAAGACTGTAAGATACTACGAAACCCAGACCCACAAATGTTAGAAAGACTACGTGATGAATCCATTAAGATTAACGAAGAATACGCAGAGAAGCTTGACATCAATCCGGCGACTGCCATCACAACTATTAAGCCTAGTGGCACTGTTAGCCAGCTCGTTGATAGTAGCTCTGGGATTCACGGGCGTTTCTCTCCTTATTACATAAGAACTGTAAGACAGGCGAACAACGACCCTTTAACAGACTTACTTAAAGACCAAGGAGTTCCTAACGAACCAGATGCTATGAATCCAGAAAAGACTACTGTCTTCTCTTTCCCTATCAAGTCACCAGAAGGTGCTACACTAGCTAACGAACAATCAGCTATTGAACAACTTGAGAACTGGAAGTTATTCCAAAAGCATTGGTCAGAACATTCTGTGAGTGTTACTGTCTATGTTAAAGAAGACGAATGGATGAATGTTGGTGCATGGGTATACGATAACTTTGATTACATCACTGGGGTATCATTCTTACCTTACTCTGAGCACACTTATCAACAGGCACCTTACCAAGACATCTCTAAGGGTGAATTCCTTAAAGCTGTTGCGGACTTCCCTGAAGTTGACTTCTCATTGTTACCTAACTTTGAAGAAGATGACAACACTGAAGGCGCACAAACATTAGCTTGTTCCGGTGGAGCTTGCGAAATACTATAATACCTTAGACCTCGGCATGTCTCAAAACTGCCTTTAATATCAACCCAATAACAGGAGAAGACTTATGTTAAAATACATATTAGCGGCTATTACATCACTTATTGTGAGTACAGCATATGCCGACGTAACATATAACAAAGACACCCACACTGTTTCTATTAGTGGATATACAACCCACGAACAAGCAGATAAACTATATCAAATACTTAAGAAGAATGAAGTAGCAACAGCAGTGCTATCTGGTCCGGGCGGAGATTATTACGCCGGCCTCAAGATGGGTGACATGCTAGCTAGAGAAGGATTAACAGTAATAGTTAAAGAGAATACAACTTGTATTTCTGCTTGTGCTTTCATGGCATTAGCGGGTGAGAAGATAATTGTAGATGGTAAAGTCATGTTTCATGCACCTTACTTTTCACAAGCACCTACTGATGTAACCCTATTAGAACTGGCTCAGAAGTCAGGTGAAGGGTATATTGACATGGCACGTTATCTTTTAAATAGAGGTTCTAGTATATACTTCGCAAGACAAATAATAACACAAACATCAAAATGTAAGTTTATTGCAGTTGACAGTGGTGAAGCTATGATGGACATCAAGTCTGCCGGCTCATCAACAACTATGATATACTATAAGAATTTAATTATAAACCAGTGCAAATAAGTAAGGAATATTAGTATGACATTATTATGGAATTTAAGTGCAGAGACAAAGAAGAAAGCTCCTGCTAAGAAGAAGCCTGTTACTAAGAAGAAAACAAAGAAAAAAGAAGAACCAGTAGTAGATTTACCGGTAATGCAAATGCTACCTCCGGGAACTTACATGAGAGAAAACGGCATACTTATGCTAACAGGTAAGTTCGAGATGGAAGTAGTTATGCCTATTGTCCATCAAATATTTGAATACAACATGATGGAGCCTGAATTAGCCCCTGAACGTATTACACTTATGATTAATTCTCCGGGTGGTCGTATTGATTCGTGTCTAACACTTATCGATGCAATGAACACTTCAGAGATACCTGTAGATACTATGGCATCAGGCTTGGCGGCTTCATGTGGTATCTTGACACTTATGGCGGGTGCTCATCGTTATGCATCTAAGTCTGCTCAGATTATGTCTCATCAGTATGCGGCAGGGTCATCAGGTAAAGAGCATGAACTATATGGTCGTATTAAATCATTCGAACAAACATCTGAATGGATGGTACAACACTATATGGAGTGCACAGGACTAACAGAAAAGAAGATACGTAAAGAACTGCTAGGTCCAACTGATGTATGGTTGGAACCACAAGAAGCGTTAAGTTTCAATATAATAGACACAGTAGTAGATACATATAAAGGAAGGAACACTAAATGATGGAAAGACTATCAGTAATATTCGGTTACACACTTGGGATGTTATTAAACATATTAGCTAGATTCGGCTTACTAACATTCTATGTATACTTAGCAATTAAATCATTACAATACTTTGGAGTAACTATATAATGCCTTATATCACTAAAGAAGACAGAAGCGTAATTGACCATTTAATCGGAAAAGACTTCTCACCACAACACGGTGGGGAGTTACAGTATGCTATAGCAGTATTAGTACAGCGTTACTATGAGAATAGTTGTAATGGTAAACCACGTTATAAGCATATGGAACAAATGATGGGTGCCTTGAGTGGCGCTGTCCAAGAACACTACAGAGTAGTTGTTGCTCCTTACGAGGACGAGAAGATACTAGAGAATGGTGGTGTATACAATGTCGGACGTAATAAATCTTACTAATTACATAAATAAGACTAAAGAGAATACGGTGTTGTCTGATGAGGACTTGATACAATCAGCAAGTGAAATAGTATTAGATAGCATCGAAGAACAATTTGATGGCGGTATCTTAATCGGTACCCTCAACAGTAAACTACAAATGTCCTCTACAATAGAAGACGAAATGGAAATAATACAGTTGCTCGAAGAAGCACTGGAAAACTTATACAAGGAAATGAACTATGATTAACATATTAAAAGGCCTCCGCAAGATAGTTTGTGGAACAATCCGTGCCGTCGCTATATGGATATACCGACTATGGAATTACTTAATGACTTGGCAAATGCACAGAGACACTATCAAGCATTTAAACAAGTTATCTAACCGTGAGTTAAGGGACATTGGCCTAACTCGTAATGATATCAATAACTTAGTATGGATGAAGGAAGACTTCAAACAAGCAGGAGATAAAGTAAATGACAACAAATAATGATATGGTAAAAGAAGTACCTAACGAATTAGAAGATGCAGTAGAAGCCATGTTCGATAAATTCATTAGTGAATATGAGATGGACGCATCAGGTAGCATTGAAGACATGTTATATGAGTTCTACTCAGAAGGATTCATCAACGCATTGGAGACTCTAGAAGGAGAGGAATAATGTATTTAGTTCTTGGAAGACGAAACTGTCCCTTCTGTGATAAGGCTAAAGAACGTTTAGAACAAGATGGACTACCTTATGTGTATGTTGATATAATGGAGACACAAGAGAAGGCAACTCTATTCAAAGACATACTAGTAAACAAGATGAATGTTCGTACAGTACCACAGGTATTCAAATTAACTGGTGGCTATGAAGCACTGGTGGAGGCATTAGATGAGTGAGTCTAAAGAAGTAATAGAAGAAGTAATCGATGCAGTAATCGAAACTAAAGCAAAGGAACCTATTAAGGTAGAGAAACCAACACTACCAAAGAAACCTAAAGAGAAGCCTATTGTTGTAAAGAAGAAAGAAGAATCTCTTACGGGTCCCCTAAATGAAGAACCAGAGGTTAAGGCTCCTACAAAGAAGAAGGAACTCAGAGGCCGTCCTAAAGGTTCATCAGACAATAAACCTACTAAGATTAAGCTTAAGCCCACACCTAAGTCTGCTGTACAAGCATTCAAGGAAGACTTTAAAGGCTTAGATATTGTAGCAGTATACGGTGTTGATGAATTCACAGACAAACTAATAAGAGAACTATGGTCAGACCCTAACAAAGAATTTGTAGTAACTGACCCTGTAGACCAACGTGCAGGTACACTCACACGTAGCATCGGTAGCTTACCTTACAGTATGTATAGATATAATCAAATAAGACCCCAAGGGTTTATTGAGGAAGGTCTATTCCCTGTAATTATTGTTGCTGAAGAATACTGGGATATGGTAACTAAATTACCTAATCCTAATAAAGTTATATTCACATGCTTATCCCACTGGGGTAAGTAGTAATCTCCCCTCATCTATTCATATGATAGTCCTTTACCGGATTATTGTGTGGATAGGTGAGGGGTCATTATATTTTTTTTTCTAATGTTTTCAACACTCCCCTATAGAAGAAAAATAGGGCGGAATAATGATACACTCCTGTGGGGAAGGGGGATATTGGGGGTAGGGGTATAGAGATATATCTCCTAACTAACTAGAGTAATTAACGTTGGAGATGCTATCTAAAGACTTATGTTTTTGTTGTTGTATCTAAAGCCGTAAGGACTCTAAACCTTTAGAAGTCTTTATTTCTAAATGTTCTTAAATATATTTTAAATACAGTCTTACAATATCTCTGAGAA